TAAAGATCAATATGAATATATGCTCTCTTCTGCGGGAAAGAGATTGTTGGGCCGTTCTACGAGAAACTAGGGCGTGTCCTTAATAGTCCTATATACTATTTTAATAGGGTAACTAACCAGTAACCTTGGAGAAAATTATGAGTCAATCGTCAACTACCCATGATGTGCAAAATATACAGCTGACCCTTGTGAAAGTTGAGCCTAGAAAAGCCAGCTCTCTTTCCGAGCCCTACTACATGCTGACACTAGACGCTACTCGCCAAGAGATTGCGAAGGGTTCTTGTGAAAAAATGAAAATAACAGAAGAGCATATCTTCTATCTTGATAAAAGTTTCGAGCCTGAAAAAGATGGAGTATTGTTTAAGTCAGCAGATAAAAGTGCTTCGTCTTTTGGTAACTTTGATTGTATTGCTGCTGTAAGTCTCAGCGGCCTACCTCACACCTGCTAGCAGGTTAGTGGGGGGACGGGGAGCGTCCTAACCTAAAGAAGAAAATGATGCTAGTAGGTGTCCCCTTCAATCGTTTTCTTCATCTCCCCGACTATTATAGGATATAAAGTATGACTTATTCTTTTGACACTACTGTAAAAAACGGATTGCCTACTACAGTTTATTTTGAGGTAAGCCCTGCAGAAGAAGATGTAGGAATCATGTCTCCTTATGTCAACGATATTTGGCTTGAAGCTAAAGGTAAACGAGCTGAATGGCTTGAAAAAAGGCTCACTACAACAGAGTGGACTGATTTAGAACAATTAGCTATGGAGGAATATTACGATGTCACTTAAAAAATGGACAAATGCTGAAGTTGCAGCTATCCGTGAAGACAAACGAACGCATTCTCTCAAGGAGCTAGAAAAGAAGTACTCTTTGAGGCCCTCTCAAATAATGTACGCTCTGTACAGTTACGAGCATAAAAGAGATGAAACACCTGTGGCTGAACTTGAAGCACCTTTGGCTGTCAAAAAAGATTCGCGTCAATTTCTAGCGAAGGAACCAAAAGTTGAGCCACCAAAAATAGACATTATTAAATGGTTTTTTAATTTTTTCAAGTGAGACAATAATGCTTAGACTATTCATTGTTGCTTCAGTGATCGCGCTAATCCCAGTGCGCTTGTCCGCATCAGAACCCGCTTCTCAAAAATATTTAGATGATCAAACGCGCTGTGTTGCAGAAGCTGTTTACTTCGAAGCTCGAAATCAAAACATGCTAGGCCAGATTGCTGTAGCAATGGTGATTCGAAATAGAATGAAGCACCCTCGTTGGCCTTCTTCTGCCTGTGCGGTCGTTAAAGAAGGTCGCTATTGGAAGGGGAATCCTGTTCGTCATAAATGCCAGTTCAGTTATTGGTGCGATGGGAAGAGCGAAAAGCCTTTAGAGTCAAAGGCTTGGAAGATGTCTCTTTTTATCGCAAAAGAAGTTATACAAGACCGCATGTCAATAGAGTCTCTTGTTGAGGCTACTCACTACCATACTCTGAAAGTTAAACCATCTTGGTCAACAAAATATCGCCTTTGTGCAATTATCGGAGACCATAAATTCTACGACCGTAAGATTTAGGAATATACTATGTATACATATGAAGTTAAAGAATTGATAAAGGTAGTGGACGGAGACACTATCGACGTTGTTTTTGATTTAGGGTTCAGTCTCTTTAAAAAGGAACGCGTCCGATTAGCGGGTATTGATACACCGGAAACCCGAACCCGAAACCTAGAAGAAAAGAAGTTGGGTTTAGAAGCTAAAGAAAAAGTCTCATTTGAGTTAGCTCATGCCAAAAAGATTGTTTGCAAGACCGAAAAGGAAGGCAAGTATGGTCGCATCCTAGGCTGGATTTACCTTAACGAAGCGGCTAGTTCTCTCAATGAGCACCTTATCGCTCAAGGTTACGCATGGGAATATGATGGTGGCACAAAAATAAAGAGCCTTTCGCAGCTGCTCGAAGTTCGTCGTTCTCTGAAATGGTAAAAGTATGGTCCGAGAAAGAACTTAAGATTCTTAAACAAGAATGGGGAAACGGTCTGTCAGCGAAACAGATAGGTTTGCTGATCAACAAAACTAAGAATGCCGTTATCGGCAAGGCTAATCGCTTGGGGCTTTCAAAAGCAACTCTTAAGAAGCCACATTTAGCAGTTGTTCCTTCAAAGAAACAAAAATCCAAAAAAGAAGGTTGTCAGTATCCGATTGGAGATTATCCCTACGACTACTGTGGAAAGCCTACTGTCGCTGGGTTATCAACAGTTGTCTATTGCAAAAAGCACTACACAATCTGTTATCAAAAAAGAGTAGCGTTTAAGCCTGTCGGACTCAGAGTAGGACCACAATTTAATGTGCGCTCTTGGAAAAGCACTGGTTTTTTAAACAGGCCTAAAGATATTAAGTGACGTAAAAAGGTTAGTCTGAAAAGTTATCTACTTATATATTATAGGGGTAACGGTAACTAACCATAGGGGCTTAAAAATGACTAAAGTGAACTGGGTACAAAACGATGACTATAGGGAAACTCAATCAGAAATACTTAACGCTTTCTTCGTGAACTTATACAATTCTGAGAAAGAAATTTATATTTACGATCCTGAAGTAAGCGATGATCAACCTGACGAGTACCTACGGGTCTTAGATGACGCGCCGGATACTACCTGGGATGAGTTTTTTGAGCACGCTAGTTCTGACGAATATCACCGTATAGCGCGTAAGGAGCAAAAAGACGGCGCTACGTTGCTTATTATTCGTGAGAGCTACCCTGGAGTAACTGAGCTCCCTCCGCTGTACCTTTTAGTAGGGGGGCTATACGATGCCAACGCTTAGTGTCTACGATATATACAGGCGCACTATGAAATGTGATGGGACAGAATGGGTGGTTTCAAAAATGTCAAAGAAAGAATGGCACGCTACGAAAGATCAATGTTCGGTTCGTCGATTTTTTGACGGTTCCGAAATTCAATGGCTCGTTATAAAAGAAGGCGTTAAAAACGAGTACCCTCGCGAATTCGTAGTCAGCTCTCACGTTAGTCAAGAGATTGCTCTGGGCGAAGCTGACCGTATTAATTCTCCTGGATAATTGCCAGTAAAAGAGGCGGGTCATAACGGCTCGCCTTTTTTATATTAATAAGGTAAACGGTACTAATTTAATTCGGGAGGTTAAAAATGCGTAATTGGCAAGTCAAAAATGGCCGTTATGACACGGATCATAGCGGGGGTGCTTCTGGGTGGTACATCATTGCCTGTGTTCAACAGCCCTTAGACTTTATAGTTCTAGGCTCTTACTCCACTGAAGATGAAGATTGCTGTTATGGGTACGACAAAGTCAAATGGCACTCTCACCTTCAAGACGAAGCGGTGCGCCTCGCCGAAGAAAAAGAGCTAACACCCGACCAAACTACTCTCTCCATCGTAGGGGATAGTTTTGATGGGTGCGTTTTATGGGGAGCAAAAGAATAATTACTTCTCCCTATATATACGACTCGAGAAGGAGGAGAGTTTAAAAAATTTTTAAGGAGTATTTACCAATAAGCCAATATCTAGTAAGCTAAGTCCTTGAACTATGGTCCTTTGTTGAGTATTGGTACTCAATATTGGTTCTTATTGGCAGGTCAGTAGTAATAAGTGTATCACCAGTCCGTGAGTTTCATCTTTTTCTTTTAAAGTAACTTCTCGAGTCCTATTATAGGTGTATCATGCCCCGTAGAAAGAACAAAACAGAAGAGCTGATCGTGTTCCGGCCTCTTACTGGTCGCCAAAAGAGTTTCGCTGAAGAAATAGTCTTGGGGCGGTGCTCTAACACTGAGGCGGCTCGTCGTGCGGGGTATGCTGACTCATCAGCTGCAGTAAGAGCGTCGGAGCTTCTTGATATCGGGAAGTTTCCTCATGTCGCTAACTATATAAACGAGCTACGGCTGGACCTGTCTAAAAAGTATGAGATCACATACGATAACCACGTTAGAGATTTAGGTGATTTAAGAGACCGAGCTGCTGCGAATAATCAGTTCAGCGCAGCTATCAACGCTGAGAAACACCGTGGTCAAGTGGGAGGCCTGTATGTTGATCGGAAAGAAGTTCTCCACGCGCACATCAACGCTATGTCCAAAGATGATTTGATACGTCGCTTAGAACAGCTAGACAAGGAATCTAAAGGAGCCCTTAAAGCTATCGTTGATGGAGAGTTCACGGATGTCACAGAATCCTGAGTCACGTTTGTGGAAAGTGTTACGGGATGGACTTACGGATGTACACTGGACTCGGATTGAATCTTGGGCGTCTCCTGGAATCCCTGACGTAAATGGTTGCGCGGAGTTCGGCGAGTTTTGGATAGAACTTAAAGTAATAAAACATAATCGAGTACTCCTGTCGCCTCATCAAATAGCCTGGCATCTCATGAGAACCCGATATGGGGGGATCACGTACATCTTGGCCAGGGAGCCAGGAAGGAGCTCTTTGGTTCTGTTTTCCGGAAGTCAAGCAAAACTGTTGAAGGATAAGAAGATCTCAGAGATCGAACCGATGGCCACGATTAAATACCCATACGACTTTGATGAATTGTATAAGGTCCTTGAAAAGAATTCGACAAATAAAGACGAAAAGACCCTTTACTCTGATTAAGGAGTACTTTATACTTCTTAATAGTTAAACGGTATTCGTTTGACGAGGCCTATAAAGGAGAAAGAACCATGGCTACTAAGAAATTGAATTCAGTGTTTGAAGTTACCGAGGATTTCTTGAGCAATACGGAGTCAGCCCAGGACAAGGCGGTACGTGCTTTTATCGCTGCTAACCCTAAAGCGGAGGTGATACCAACTGAGATTGGTCAGACGGCACCGTTTCTTCGACGCCAGTCAGGTAAACGATTTAATATCTCTGAGCGAATCAACCAAGGCGGGAGTGCCAAGGAGATACTGTCATATGCCCGAGGAAACGGTGGTAGCGAGCGAGATATCGCCGCTCATTTGTCTGGTGGATTTAGCCGAACGTCAAAGTTTTACGGTTCGTCGATAATCCAGCTATCCGCTGCCGCGTAACCTCCCATCGTGGCGCGATACTGGCCCTGTCTCTGAGAGTAAAATCTCAGGGGCGGGGTCTTTTTTTGACTTGGCGCTTGGATCGTGACGATCGTTCAGATCTCCGTGGTCGTTCTTGTCGCTCCGATCGCTCTGATCGCTTAGATCTAACCCATCTTGACCATACCATACCTAACCGCACCTGACCTTACCCATTTAATTTGATCTATCAGATCTAGGCGTTGTAACAGGCCGCACTGGAGTATCTTTGAGTAAACAGCGGTAGTCTCAAAGTTAGTAGGGTTTATACTTTAAAAGTAAGTAAAGCTTAACCATAACGGGGTAAAAACGATGTTAGTATACTACGGTCAACCACTTCAGTTGTTTGATAAAAAAGACGGTATGATGTATGAGGTGCGTGTGTTACTTAAAGACGGCGAGCCGTATATTGATCTTACTACGGTATACCTTGATCAAGACGGCGAGATCGACCTTACTGCCTGCATCTACGGGCTCCCGTTAAAAGAGTTGACGGGTACTGATCAATATGAGACAGGCGACTTTAACCAGAAGTGAGTAAGTAGGACAAAAGAGGGCGGGTCATAGCGGCTCGCCCCTTTATACTTAGTATAGTTAATCAATATAGAATACCCTCGGAGGCTGGTTACCTCCACCCCGAAACGGCGGTTTCTGTAACGGAAGCCGTCGTTTCTTTTATTCTTTCCTGTCGCTTACATCTATCAGACTTGTCGTTCCTGTCGTTCCTGTCGCTTACATCTATAAGATGGTGTACATCTACGTATGTGTGCGTGCGCATGTGCGTGAGTTACACGGTAAGCCTAACAAAAGCCTACTAAATACCCGTAAAATGCAATACAAATACCCCTAAAAGACCTACTAAATACCCGTAAAATGCAATACAAATACCCGTAAAATGCAATACAAATACCCGTAAAATGCAATACAAATACCCGTAAAATACCTTTGCCCCCAGGTAGCCCACCCCCTAAAAATAAGTTAAATAAAAGTAGGCAAGGGGGTTGACAGGGTAACGCACACCTATATAATAAGGGGCATAGCAAGGGTCAATACCGGCCACGCTATATAACCAAGAGGGTACAACCAAATGACCAAGACTACTAAACAGGCTACAAGCTTCGAAGCCCCCGAAGAATTTGGGGCAATGGCACCACAGCAGCAGGTTAAGGCAATAGCGGCATGGGTAGCCGCTAACCCAACCGCCAAGATAGCGGCCATAAGCATAGCAGAAGGGGGCTTACCCGTTTACCTACGCCGCGACACGGGCAAGCGTGCGGACATAAACCGGCTAATGGTCGAGGGTACCACAGTGGCCGACTTTTTACCCACTAGCCGCAAACTAGGCGGGGGCTACACGGACCTAGTAGCGGGGCTGTTAGGCGGCTATAGCCGCAGCGCCGCAGGGTACGGCACGCCGCACTTTACCCTAAAAGCTTAATTTTAACCGGGGGGCTGACAAGCCCCCCCACTAAGGGGAAAAACACAATGGTAAAAACAACGTACACACGCAGACAAGACGCCATGTGGTGGGAAGCGCGCCTATGGGACGTGGCCGACGGGGCACCCCTAACCGCTAAAGAAGCGCAGGCCCTGGCCGACTGGGTAATGGTGCCCTACCAGGGTGTGGAGAAAAGCAGCCCCCCCTAACTGCCCCTAAGTAAAGGCGCAAACGAATACTTGCCCTTTACTTAGGGGTCCCAAGTAAAGGGCAAGTATCGGGCAAGCCCCCTGCGAGGGGGGCACCCCCCTATATACGCGCCCGGCGCGCCCGCCCGCCCTCCCCATAACATCGCTCCAGTTTCATTGGGGGTGTACCATTTCGCATGTAGAAAGAGATCTTTTCGCTTTACTTTGTGACTTGAATTTTTCATAAATAGCATATTCAGAATGCGGGAGAGCCTTTTGGCTAAGAACAGCGTATCTTTAAACGCAAGATTACAGTCATTGGGGCGAGAAACCCTGGAGGAGTACCTTGTAGTTGCCGCAAGATTGGCTGAGGTTACGCAAGCGGAAGAGAGCCAGAAAAATTTTTTAAAATTTGTAGTTTCAGTTTGGCCTGATTTTATTGAAGGCACGCACCATAGAGTATTCGGGCAAAAGTTGCAGGATGTTGCGGACGGAAAAATCAAAAGACTAATTGTGAACATGCCCCCACGGCACACAAAGTCGGAGTTTGCCAGCTATTTGTTTCCAGCGTATTTAGTGGGGCGAAACCCTAAGTTAAAGATAATTCAAACAACGCATACTGGCGAGCTCGCAATGAACTTCGGGCGCAAAATGCGGAACTTGATAGACTCGGCCGAGTACAAATCTATTTTTCCAAAAGCGGCCCTTGCCGCAGATTCAAAGTCAGCTGGTAGATGGACAACTACTGAAGGCGGCGAGTACTTTGCGGCGGGTGTAGGCGGCGCGATTACGGGGCGCGGAGCGGACCTATTGATTATTGACGACCCGCACAGTGAGCAAGATGCACTAAGTGATGCCGCAATGGAAAACGCATATGAGTGGTATACCTCGGGGCCTCGCCAGCGGCTTCAACCCGGAGGAAGTATCGTAGTTGTAATGACGCGCTGGAGCGAGCGTGATTTGACAGCAAAACTTTTGCGACAGCAAGCTCGTGACCCGAAGGCTGACCAGTGGGAAGTGATTGAATTCCCGGCTGTACTAGAGGGCGATGATCAAAAAATAAAACCCCTTTGGCCTGAGTTCTGGAAAATCGAAGAGCTGGAAGGCGTGAGAGCTTCATTGAGCGCACAGAAGTGGAGCGCGCAGTGGTTGCAGCAGCCCACAAGTGACTCAATCAGTATTATAAAGCGCGACTGGTGGAAGCAATGGGAAAGAGAGCAGATCCCTGGATTAGAGTACATAATTCAGTCGTATGATACGGCGTTCCTTAAAAAAGAATATGCGGATTACTCTGCTATCACAACGTGGGGTGTCTTTTACCCAGATGAGGACAGTGGCGCAAATTTGATTTTATTAGACAGTAGCAAAGGGCGCTATGAGTTTCCTGAACTAAAACGAGAAGCTTTGAAAAGTTACCATTACTGGGAGCCGGACATAGTAATAATCGAAGCAAAAGCTTCAGGGACTCCTTTGACCCAGGAGCTTCGAGCTATGGGCATTCCGGTGATGAACTTTAGTCCTGGACGGGGTCAAGACAAGCACGCACGAGTAAATGCTGTGGCACCACTTTTCGAAAGCGGAATGATCTGGGCACCCGAAAGAACTTTTGCAGAAGAGATTATTGAAGAGTGCGCTCAATTTCCAAATGGCGAGCATGATGATCTAGTAGATTCAATGACACAGGCTCTTTTACGTTTTCGACAGGGAGGGTTTATTGGCCACCCTGACGATTATGAAGAAGAAGAATCAGGGTATCGCAAAAGATATAAATACTATTAGTCTTTTCAAATTAAAAATTTTGTACTAGGGTAGATCCCATGCTGACAAAAAGCAAAGGAATATTGAAATGATAGTAGTTAAGTGGATTCAAGATCGTATCTGTGAGCCTTCTAGCTATGCAGCTGTTGGTGTTGCGGTTGTGGGGATTGGCTTTATCTTTGACCAGCCCGTCCTTATTTATATCGGGATTAGTAGTGGTGCAATCGGTTTCGTCTTAAAAGAAAAAGGAATTATCTAATGCCTAAAGGTCCAGGAACTTATGGCTCAAAGCGCGGTAGGCCCCCTAAAAAGAATGAAAAAGTCATGGGCTACAAAGCAGGGGGAATGAAAAACCCTCTCCGTAAGACAATAAAAAAGAAGTAATCTTCTATGGCAGATGATCCTCTAATTCCTTCTCTGATAGAAAACATTGAGGTTTCTGATACAGAACTTCCTCAATCTCCTATGCCTCCATTGTCTATGGAGCGCCCAATTCGAACAGATGTTATATTAGAAGATGACGAAGTCTTAGCGGAACGACCAGAAGATGAGATGTCAATACCCCAGGACATCGAAATAGAAATTGAACCGGATGTAGACGAAGACGGAAATACAATTATTTCTTTCGGAGAGGAACTCCCAGAAACTACATCCGATGATTTTTACGGAAATCTCGCTGAAGAAATGGATCAAAGAGACCTGGGTTCTTTGGCTTCCGACATATTGGCAATGTATTCGGAAGATCGAGAAAGCCGCTCAGATTGGGAACGGACGTATAGCGAAGGGCTGGGGTTGCTCGGAATGGACACGACTGATAGATCAGTGCCCTTTCAAGGAGCTTCTGGCGTTCATCATCCTTTGCTTTCTGAGGCTATTACACAATTTCAATCATCGGCCTATAAAGAACTTCTACCCGCAGGAGGCCCCGTAACTACTCGCGTAATAGGTAAGGTCACACCTGAAAGACGAGAACAGGCGACTCGTGTTAAAGAGTTCATGAATTACCAGATCACAGAGGTCATGCAAGAGTATGACCCCGAACTTGATCAGATGTTATTCTACCTTCCTTTGTCTGGCTCGGCTTTCAAAAAAATATACTATGATGAAGCTTTAGGACGCGCAGTTTCAAAGTTCATCACTTCCGAAGATCTCGTTGTCCCCTATGAAACAACAGCGCTTCAGTCAGCGAATCGTATCACACATATGATTCGCCAAAACACAAATGATATTCGTAAACTACAGCAAAGCGGTTTTTACAGGGACATCGAGTTAATGCCCTCTGCAGAGCCACAAACTTCTGTCACTGAAAAAATAGATGAGTTAGAAGGCGCAAGGCCCACTAGCTACAGTTCATCTGACATCATGACCCTTTTAGAGTGCCACATAAATTTAGATCTACCGGAATTTGAAGATCTAGATGAAGCTGGTGAGCCTACTGGAATACAGTTGCCCTATATAGTGACTATGGAAGAGGGATGCTCTGAAATCCTTTCTATTCGTAGGAACTGGGAAGAAGAAGACCCCCTTAAAAATAAGAAACAATATTTTGTACACTACAAGTTTCTTCCTGGGTTGGGATTTTATGGATTCGGTTTGATCCACATGATTGGTGGCTTGAGCAAATCCGCTACAAGTATTCTGCGACAACTGATCGATGCGGGGACTTTAGCGAATTTACCTGCAGGATTTAAGGCGCGCGGCCTTAGAGTTCGAAATGACGATGAGCCTTTGCAACCAGGAGAATGGCGAGACGTCGATGCGCCAGGAGGCGCGTTAAGAGACTCATTGTTGCCGTTACCATATAAAGAACCTTCAGGAACTTTATTGAATCTGTTAGGTGTGCTTGTTGATTCAGGGCGAAGGTTCGCCGCAATCACTGAAATGCAAACAGGCGACATGAATGAAGCGATGCCTGTAGGAACTACAGTAGCTCTGCTTGAAAAAGGCATGCAGGTCATGTCCGCTATTCATAAGCGCCTTCACTACTCTCAAAAAATAGAGTTCCGGTTGTTAGCTGAAACTTTCGCAGAGTACCTCCCCCAACAGTATCCTTTCGAAGTAATTGGTGGAGAGAGAATGGTTAAAGTCACAGATTTCAGTGACCAAATAGACGTTCTCCCTCACAGTGATCCTAATATATTCAGCATGGCGCAGCGGGTCATGATGGCGCAAACTCAACTGCAACTAGCAACGTCTGCACCTCAGATCCATAATCTAGAAGAAGCCTACACCCGTATGTATCGAGCGTTAGGTGTTCAGAATATCGAAGATCTCTTGCCTCCTTCTGACCCGGAGAACTCGAAAGATCCAGCTTCTGAAAATGCAGACGCCCTTATAAAACGACCATTACGAGCGTTTATTCATCAAGATCATCAAGCGCACATTTCAACACACATGGCTTTTATGCAAAATCCTATTTTTGCAAATAATCAAGAAGCCATGCTTGTTTTGCAAAGTCATATTCAAGAGCATTTTGCAATGGGCTATCGACAGCAAGTTGAGCAGATGATAGGAAGAGAGTTACCTACAGAAGACGAGCAGGTTTCTCCTGATCTTGAAAATCAAATTGCTCAGGCCGCTGCTCAAGCTACTCAACAAATCAGTGCTCAAGCTCAAGAATTTGCTCAGCAACAAGAAGAAGGCGGGATAGACCCACTTGTTCAAATTCGTATGCAGGAGTTAGCCCTAAAAGAACGAGACATGCAACGCAAAGAAGCGGAGTCTCAATCGCGGCTTGCTTTTGATATGCAAAAAGAACAAGTCAAAACAGCTTTAGAAGAAGCTAAGATACAACAAGATTCTGCGCAAGCAGCTGAAAGGATTTCGGTCCAACGCGACAAAATGAGGGTGCAATGATGGTCACAGGCTTCACTTTTACAACTGGTGAACTAATAATTGCAAGTCTTATTGTGGCTGTTATAATTGTACTGTGTCGTAAGAAGTGAGCATAGAGTACAGAGGCGAAACTTTCTCAGGTTATAATAAACCTAAAAGAACAACTAAAGGCAAAAAGTCTCATGCAGTTCTTGCTAAAGTTGGAAAGAAAGTTAAATTAATCAGGTTCGGTCAGCAAGGTGTGACTGGTGATAAAACGATGACACCAAGAGCAAAGTCTTTTAAAGCACGGCATGCAAAAAATATTAAAAGAGGTCCAATGTCAGCAGCCTATTGGGCCAATAAGGTGAAATGGTGAAGATGTCATGATTGGTTTAATTAGTGCTATTCTCCCTAGTGTCCTGGAAGTTGCGGGACGGTTTTTGCCTGAAGATAAAGAAGCACGGGCAAAGGCAGAGCGTGAACTAGAAGCGCAACTTACTGTGCACCTTGCTAAAATAGACTTAGCTCAGTTAGATATTAATAAAACTGAAGCAGCACATCGGAGCATCTTCGTTGCGGGATGGC